CGCGACTTTATCCAGTCTAATATTGGTGAGGTTGGCGGTCGCTTTCCTGGCGCTCGTCCTGTTTCTAAAGTCATTATGTAATTAAACTGCCCCGGCATATCGCTATAAACTTGGATGCGATTCTCAGAAACCCATCTATAATTCAGAGAGTTGGCCGCTTCCCCTGTATTGTTCATAGGCCCAAATTGGGTAGGGGCCTTTTCTCTTATGTTGGATTGCAGCTTATCAATAGTCTTATTGGCTCCGTCTCTAAATGCGAGCTGAAGCTTTAACATGGTACTACCGCATTGATGGTTGACGTAACCCATAGGCCCGAACTTGTTTCTCCGTTCCGCTTATAGACTGGTGTCTTCTTAATGTTCTCCATTCCTAAGCCGTTGGTAAGTGTGGCAGCATCGAAGGCGGCTAGTATTGTATTAGCTATAACATCGCAAGCGGCTATAATTGTGTTCTGCTCTACTGAGGTACTTTGAAATGTGTCAGGTTTGCCGACATAAAAGCCGAAGTTTTCCGTCTGTTCTACTGCACCGGTCAGCTCATTGGGTAGTAGCGCATAGTTAGCATAGATAGCAAATAGGTCTTGCCCGTCTGCTAGTTCTACCTTAGCCACTTGGTCAGGCGTTCCGATTACCTGCTTAGTATTAGAGTAGGCGGCTGTAACTATTGAAGCAAAGGCATTGTTTATAGTTGTGAATGTACTCATGTTTTTAAGTTAAGGTTATTGCCTTATTAATTGCCTTCGTTTAAATATTCTTTTACAATAGCTTCTGCGTTTTTATCAAAGTCATAACCATCTCCTACCCATTTCAAAAAGTTAATTAACTGTTCGCTTTGCCCTACATTACTATCTATAAATAATTTCTTTTCATATTTTTTTAATAGATTACACACCTCGCTATAATGATAGTATACGCCATTTTCGGTCTGTGTCCCTTCTGCATTGGTTAGTATAAAATCTCCAAGTGGTTTTTTAATTTCCATTTCCATAGCTAGTTATTTAGTTGGCTGCAATTTACGCAAATTATCCGTATATCTTTGGCGCTCAATTGTGTAAATGTATTCCTGCATAACCCAACCCGCGGGCTGCGTCTCTATCTCGCTAGGATACTTTCCGTACTTAGCACCTACACTCTCAAGGATTGGATAGACTCCAAAGGCTTGAAGGCGATCTATTCCCGCCATCTCTTCTAGGTCGGTAGGTTCGTTCTTGTCGCTGTCTAAATCAAACTGCGCCCATTGTTCTATAAACAGATTAAGCCCGTCTAACGCTTTACATCCCGCCTCTAGATAGTTTCGCTCTAAGCCTTTAATCTGAGCAAGTGCATATAATGTAACGCCTAACTCGTTTAAGTGGTTGGCTGCTATTTTCCGTGCCATCTCAAACTCTGCAAACGTCCACTCTGCACTAATCCAATTAAGCAAAGGAGGCAAGTCTAAGCGGTTAGGTACAAGCTCTGGCACTTCTTCGATAAAGGATAACATTTCGTAGATAGCTAGATAGATGTCTGCGCTTAGTTCTATCTCTGGCAGGTCGCATAAGATGTGAACCCGCTGCTTAATCTGGTTTGACTTCGTTCCTTCTAACTGCTTAAGCTTGGCGGGTGTGATGTCTTGCCATCGTTGCGGGACGTTGAAAGGAAAATTGCCTAGTTTAATCTTCTGCATAGTGTTTAATTTTCGCGCGCATAATAGTGATTAAACAAACGCGCCTGACAAAAGTACAAAAAAAAAGGGCGTAATGCTTTTTAAAACATTACGCCCACCCATTAAGTATGTTGTTTAAAAACTAAGTTCGTCTCTGTTAGGTGTTCTTAAGTTGCAAAGGTCTTTAATCAAACCTGATTGATATTTTTCTACCCTCCGTAAAGCTGTCTTAATATTTAGAGCTTCAAAGTGAATATCTCTAGAGTCTACTTCGCATATTTCAGTAGCAGCAATATCAGCCATTAAACCGCTAAAGGTTGGCTTTAGGTGTACAGTGTCTTTATGAGATACGCTAACCTTGCTTATTTCTTTTGATGCATTACTATATGCGTACATTGTTAAACCTCTAGTTCTTACATACTGGGCAATTAAAGCATACTCGTGTTCTTTTTGTTCAACTTGCTCTAGTTGCGCTTTATCTATTTTAGATGCTTGATTATTTGGTGCAATATTCATAATGTTTAAAAAGTTAGAGTTATAAATTCCTAGTGTTTAATTGTGTTTGATCGGTGAGAGTTTATCACCTTAAATAAAAAGTGATACTATTATAATCTCCTTGGCTCATGTCTAGGTTTTTTTCCGCTGCTACTCGTGCCTATTGCGTTATTGGATAGGATTAAATCAGTCACACCCCAGACCAATGCATCTACTCTATCAGGGCTTTTAGTTTGGTCGGTAGGGTTCCAGCTTACCATTTGAGACTCTAGTTTGCTAAAGTAGCCAACATGCTTCACGCGGCCTTGCTCGTACATTCCGTAAACGGGTTCGGCTCTAGTATGCTTCCCTCTTGTGGCTCGCACTAATTTAACCCTCCGTAGTGGGTCTACGCTCTTTAAATTGCTCGATACCATGTCACCCCCTTGATTGCTTTCGGCTACATAACAATCGCAGTTATGAGCTACCGCGCAATCTTTAGCAACCTGCGCCCACTCGTTAGGAGAATAGACTCCGGACATATCCTCAAGTACATACACGTCGCCTTTACTGCACACGCCTAAAACTACAATCCCCGTCTCGTCGCTTTTAGCCGTTGCACTTATCGCGGGGTCAATAGCTACGATCTTGCGTACTAGGATCGGGGCAAAGTTTACGCGGTTGCTTTCAATTATACCGTGATTCCAAAGTAGCCCCTCTTGGCTGTCTGTCCATACCCCTAAGAATAGATGTTCATACCTTGCTAAGTTGATGGCTTTAATCCTATCCGCTTGATCTAAGAAGGACTGGCTAAGGTTCTTAATGTTGTCTAGGTAGGTAGTGTGAATGTATGTTACATCTTCGCGCGGGTGTTCTGGGGTAAACTTTTTGTATAACATATGCTCCCTATTGCTAGGGTTCATAATTATCAATACCCTGTTGCAGTTGTTTACTGATCGGATAGATAAATCAATTCGATCAAAAGAGTCTTCATCATGGAATTCTTCGCCTTCGTCTACAACAAAGGTAGTCACCCCTTGGATAGATTTAAGGTTCGCGGTTGCTGTTCCTTGGCTTGTTTTTATCCCTTTGAATATGATCCTACTGCCCGTCTCTTTGTGTATGATCTCGTTTAGCGTAATGTTAAAAAGGTGGCTAAGATTAAGTAGTTCAATCTTCTCTAGGAACTCAGGGATAATTGAAATGTGAGCAGATACCATAGTCCAACGAGTGAACAGAATAACATGACCCGGTTCAAAGGTGAGGTTTAAAAGCAGTAGCGAAACATGGTAAGACTTAGCCGACCCCCTGCCGCCTGTTATGAAGTGGTAGCGATTAGGAGGCGGGTTAATGAATAAGGGTTTATATTGTGGTAATAGAGTTAGCAATTAGTTTTTTTCTGGCGCCGCCCATGTTATTGGTGGTTGTGTTATTTTCTCGCCTAAAGTTGTAAGGTCTAGGCTCTTGTTTTCTCCGTACTTCTTAGGCATCATCTTACTCATTAACCACTTCCGCGTATCAATCCTTAGCTTGTCTCGCTGTATTACGTTGTGGTTGATAATTTCGTTGCCTCTTTCGTCTGTGATAATGTCGTCCGCTGTGCTGTCTGAGATTGTCATTAGTTCATCAGCCATTAGTTCAGCCCTTAATTCAGTCGCGCGTGTGTATTGTTTCGATTTCAAAACATCAGCATCTATCCACACGTAAAAGGTACTAAACTTAATACCTGATTCTGTAATAGAGTTACGGGTGGACTTACCTTCTGATACTTGTCGGCAGATGTCGTTTACTATATCGGTCTTTTCTTTGTCTGAGTATGCCATGCTACAAAGTTAATCATTTTGATTTAGGTCTAAATACTTGTTAATTGGTATCATCCACTTGTTAGATAAATACTTAGTTTTAAACTCTTTACGACCGACGTGAGTCTTTACATCTATAGAGGTTGGCCCCTTCATGTAGTCGGGATTCTTGTACTTAAACAGCC